AATAAAGCTTTGTATTTTTACAGCAACATCTATTCTAATGTCTGAGCGTTTACTCTCATAATATTCTCTTGACGTAATACTAAAATTAATGCCAATCACTTCTTTTTTTGAAGTATATTGATAACTCATCACACCGATAGCATTTGGAACCATCTCCAAGGTTAGTAAGTTCATTCTTATATTTGGTGCATTTGGATACATTTTCTTTAGCTCCCTTTTGTTAAGGCCAGTTGTCCTACCAACATATCAAATGATTTGGGTAGTTCTTTTGCACTTCCATCGTTTTTAAAGCCGTAAAATGTTTTCACATATATAATAATGATTGTACTAACCATTGGATTTGATTCGTCATTTATATAAGAAGGATCGATGCCACAGCTTTCCAAATAATGTTTACAGCTATTAATATGTGTGGTGAGTTCATCATCTGCATATGTTTCTGCTAATGGAATCAGCAGTGCTTTTTTTACAATATCTACTATAGCCATATCATCAATCCTTTCTTAATTAAAATCTATCCAGCAGCTTGTGCTTTCTTCTTAATACGTAAGAAGCCGTTATAGCCGACAACATTACCACCTGTAAAGACGGATGCTTTGTAACTGATGATACCGTCTTTAAATTTATAGTCTGTAGACTTACCAATTTCTACTGGTGAGAATACTGGGACTTCATAATTCTTCAACGCCCCATAAGCAACCGCATATTCACCGGCTGCTGTATTAGTGTCTGAAATTGCTTTACAATGTGAATTGATAATGTATGGAATCCCATCAATTGTCTTACTCACATAATCAATCGTATGGACTTTACGACCTTCAGTTGTCTTTAGACCAGCAAATGCTCTTAAGTCATTCTTATTAAGAATTAACACAGCGCCACCTTCGACTTCTTCATCACCACCATATGCAAATACAATATCATCAAGTGTTGAATCAGTGATTGCTTCAATCTCTAAAGCTGCTTTGTCAGCAAGTGCAACTGCAGCTTCACTGAATATTCCAGTGAATGTATTGGTTGTTCCTGCACCACGTAAGATTTGTTCACTGATTTTCTTTTTAAGTGAGATGTTAATATTACGTAATACTTCTGCTTGATAAGGAATTGAAGGTAGTTTCTCTAACTCTTCAGTGATTTCCGTATAAGCGGTGATCTTCACTTTTGAAATCGTTAAGTATCCAAATGCAGGCTCTGTTTCACTATAAGGTGCACCTTCTGCAGTAATACCCGCAATGCCATTTGATTTAACAAATGATTTCTTATAGGTTTCACCACCATTAAGATTAATCACATTGACACGATCAACTAAACTTGACACTTGAGCAAATGGAATAGCTGCAAGATTTGGTGATGTATGATCTGGCAGTAAGATCTCAGAACTAGACACTTGAATGACTCTGCTTTCTTTTAAGCTTAGTCCTCTTGTTTCTAGTTTTTCTTTATCTACCATTTGACGATTATCAACTTGAATCGGTTTAAATTCAGTCTTAGATGCGATTAACATCTTTTTATCAATCGATGTTCTTTCTTCTTGAAGGGTAGTTGTTTCTGTATCTAAGACTTCTAGTTTCTCTAGATCGCCTTCAGTATCAACTAAGCTTCTAATTTCTTTTAATCTTGATTCAATTTCTTTTCTTCTTAATTCTAAATTCATGGGTTTTTCTCTCCTTAGATTTGTGTTTTGATTTTGATACGTTTCTTGATTAAATCTGATTTTTCTTTTTGCTCTGCTAACTCCATAGCCTTTAGTTCTAAATCCATAGATTCTAAAGAGCGAGCATATATAGAAGTTGAATCATAAGCCGGTGTATCCACAACCGACACATCATACAACCGTTCTATTTTTGTAATAGTTCTTTTTGGTATATCCCCTTCTCGGTTCCATACCTGTTCATCAACCGTAAATGCAAAACTCATCTTATCTAAAAGTCCACTTCTAACCATTTTATAAATATCTTGGTTATGACTTGTATCTAAGAGTTCTGCTCTTACCTTTAGACCAATATGATCAACTGATAGCTGCAAAGACTGATTTTTAGTTCTTGCAATAATTAAGAATGAATCCATATGATTATATTTCATAGGTACATCCTTCATTTTGGTTTCTTGTAAGGCAACTGGTGATATTTCTTCTATAAAGCCATAAGTTTCATCACCAATTAATGTTTCTTGATTAAAGACTAATGCATAACCTTCTAAGATCATCTTGCCTTCATCTTCATGAAGAACTACATCAGCAAGTCTAGTTTCTTTAATCATTAGTTCTCACCTCAATCTTCTTCGATGTTCTTGATTTTACTTCTTGTTCATATGAAAACTCGAGCTCAGCATCTTTATATGAAAATGTTTCTAGTTTTTCCTTCTTACAAAAATCAGAGATCGTTTTCGTTTTCTCTTTTTGTGTATCCAAAATACTCTTTAATGCTTCATTTGATATTTTTCCATTAATCGTTACTTTCATTTTCTGTTTCCTCCTTGATTCCTACTTGATATTGATTTGCTTTATCTGCATCGACAAAGTTTAGAGATTGAAGTCGTTTGTTTCCACCTTCAATAGGCTCTAGACCTAATAAAGACCTTGATTCATTTAAAGACATAATCCCTAAACTCATCAACTTTTCAATAGCCGTTACTTTTGTGTTCCAGGAAGCATACTGTAATCTTTCGCTAAAGAAAACAATTTCTTCACCGCGTTCTAGTTGGTTGTTGGTAAGTAAGCCTATAGAAAAAGCCTCGCTAAGTTGAATAGCTAAAGGCTCTATGGTTGACTCGTAAAACGAGTTATATTCATCTTCTGTATACTTGTTTGTAAATATAGGAACTGATACACCAAAGTAATCTAGGATCTTTGATTGTAAGAACTCTAATGTGTCCTTATCAATAAGCTTAGGATCTACATTTAATGGGATATACTCACTCTTTAAATCAATCGGGATAATTGAACTGCTTTTTGAATGGATCGAATCAGAGAGTGCTGCATCAAAGAGTTCTCTTTGTTTTTTCTTATCGACTTCTGATAACATCCCATTCATCTTAACAATCCCTTTAATCTGCATCGATGACTTAATCGCATTATCAATACCCTGTAATAAACTCTCATTAATTGAGATAGTTTTTAAGATTGCTTCATGATCACCACTTGATCCACTACCACCAAAGATATCGTTTTGACCGTAATGCTTTCGCAAATGAATGATATTTTCATAGGGTAGGATATATGAATCACCATTTTCAAATAAGAACTTTATATAATAGTGTTCACCCTGATCAACAATCATTTCAACTGTTATTGGCTTTAATGGATAAAGTCCTACCAGTTGACCTGTAGACTTGTTAAACTTTGGATAAATAAAGACATTATCATTAAGCATCAGCAAGGTGACCGCTTTATAGATGAAGTCGTAAGGTGTCATAATCTCATTAGGCTTATGCTTTAAAAGAAAAGACAGCTTTCCACTTTTCTCGGAAACTGTCTTATCGTTTTCTGTTTTTATATATCTTGGTTTTAGCTTGGCACATTGACTTGCTACCCTATCAATACATATCTTAACCACATCACTTTTTGATATATTTGAACCAAACGGTGTATAGAATGTATTGGTATTATTAATTAACTGGAGACTATCAAATGATCCAGTTTTGTTTCTTCTTTTAAAAAGAGCCATAAGCACCTCCGGTTAATAATTAGACTATCATATTTTCATAATCAATCTTATATCTATTTAAGACTGTGTAAGCAATGATCAATGCAACAGTCCCATCAATTCTCTTATATTTTGAATTGAGTTTTGATGGTTGTATATTTCCATTTAAATCGACCTTCGCTTGAGTATTTGCTAGGCACCATTTTAATATTGGATTATTATCATATACAACAAGTTCATTCTTAAGATCTGCTTCCATTTGTTTCATGGGCTCTGATAAAGAATAAATACCCTGTCTGACTTTTTCCATATTGAATCCTAGTTCTTCCATTTCTTTAATCCAATACTGTGAGTTCCATGGATCGTATCCAACCCATAAAGGTCTAATACCATAAGTTTGTATCATAGTCATAAACCATTTAGTAACTAGAGTGAAATCGTTTTGATTGCCTTCTGTTAAAGTAACAAATCCTTTTTTAACCCAAATATCATAGGGTACGTTATCTTCTGTGATTCTTTTATCTAATACACCACTTGGCATAAAGAAATGCGGTATCACATATTTCTTGTTTGAGTCCTTTTTTTGAATGATAAGTATTGCTGCTGTTAAATCAGTTGTTGATGATAAGTCCACTCCACCTACTGCATAGCTATCTCTTAAGTCATCTAGTGAGTATCGTTCTTCATTGTTTAAATCATCATAAGATAACCAAGAACCAGAATCTGCCTGTTTAATATTAAAGTCCTTACAGAGCATAGTAACTCTTGTTGATAAGTCATGTTTTGATTTATTCATAACATCTTCTAAGTAAGATGCGGTCTTAACAACACCAATACTAGGGTTTGATTTTTGCCAAGTATTATTATCATCATATATCTCTTTTACAGAGTCTTGTGTATAAAGCCAAGGAAGCACACGCTCATCTTCTATTTCACCTTTAATCATTTTTCTGACATAATCTAGTTTATTATCTAAAAAACCACCGATGGTTGTCCCTTCAGTGGTTATGATGAATATGAGTGGTTCTTTCTTAGTAGATTGTGATTGCTTGATTGCATCATACACTTTTGAATCAGTCATTTCATGGACTTCATCAATACATCCAACTTCAATATTGTAACCATCTTTATTTCTTGATTGAGCAGATAACTTCTTAATCTTATTTTTCGTTTTAGGTGAATATATATGAAATATGTTCTTTCTGCTTCTAGTCTCTTTTGATAGTGATGGAGACTGCTCTCTCATATTATTGATTTCTTCAAATAAGATATTGGCTTGTTCTGTCGTGTTTGATGCACATACAATATCAACGCCACCGCTTGATAAAAAGAATTCAGCAAGATCTATCCCTGCAACAAATGTTGTTTTACCATTCTTACGTGCAACCAGTAAGATAACTTCATTAAATCTTCTTAACCCTGTATCAGCCATTTTAAATCCATAGGCTGTTTGGATGATTGCTTTTTCCCAAAGTTCTAATATAAATGGTTTTCCATTGAAAGGTGACTTGGTATGTTTGCAGAAGGTTTCAATGAAATCAATTCTAAGTTTTCCGGGCTGTTCATCAAAGACGTATCTTGGATTATCTAAATCAATGATCAGAATATCAAGTTGTTTTTGTAGTTCCTCGCCGACAATAATATTCCCATTTTTAATTTCCTGATAGTATTCAGCTAGATAGTTCATTGGTTAGCTTTCTTAAGAAATTCATCAAACGCATCATCTGTGTCATTTACTTGAGTTCCAAGGATAGTATTTAAGGTTTTAATGACTGTACCATACGAATTTACTAATTTTGTATAATACTTAGCTGCTTCTGTTTGTCTTTGAGTACCCTTTGACGAAATTTGAACTGCGCCATATTTAATCATCTGTTCTTGTAACTTATCAAGTTCCACTTTCATAAATGCAGCTTGATTAATCAAATTATCCACTAATTCAGTCTTTGCTTCATCAACCGATGAAAAAAGTACCTTTAATTTAAGGTACTCTTTTTGTGTTTTAATCATTCTTTTTTTCTTCGTTTAATATTTTTTTACCACTACTATCAGGTTGGAAATTATCATGGAAAACTCTAGTCCCTGTGGTTGTTTTACTAGTGTCAATGGTTCTTTTTGTTGTGGTAGTTTCTTTAGTTGAATCATCTACACTATCTTTTTTTTCGTCCATTATGTGTCTCCTTTCAAAATATTTGCAATATTATTGAAAATGCGCTAATTATTGTAACTATAATAGTTAACATAGTAAATCCAAATAAACAGGTTAATTTTCGAAGATTTTTGATAATAAAGTCTGTTGCATCACTATATGATTTTATCAACTCAATTTTAACATAGTATTCTTCATCAACTTCTAGTCCCTCAACATTTAAGTCGATTAAGCAATGCGAATCACCTGAATCATTTAGCGTTTTCACTTTTATAATCATGTCACTATATGAATTTTCTAATGTTTTTGATTTTGTCGACAAAAACACAATGAAAAATAGAACAAAGCTGCTGAAAAGAAATATAATAAATAATACTTTTACTACAGAAGCGCTGCTCAGATATAAATCAAAAAATGTTTTCTCCTCACTAAATTGCAATGCAATTATAATTCCTAATATACCAAATAGAAGTGTGAACATTGAGATCGCTCTTTCTCTAAATTTTTGCCTAGATTGTTCCATTCTTTCATATGATATTATAGATGTCTCCAGTATAGTATCAACTATTCCTTTTGCTTTTTCAAATGGTATCATAATTCCCTCTTTTCAATTCTTAGATTTTCAAAAAATGCGCCTTTCGTATTTTAAAGCTCCCCCTACGCGGTACCCTTCACAAATATTTAACAGGTATTGGGGTGGGGATTACTTCTTGTATATTATTGAGTGTGCAGGCTTTGGTTCGGTATATCCATCTTCATACTCTTTTCTATCATCAGTAATATAAATTTTATCGAATTTTTTTAACAAACTTAATCTTCTGTATAGCTCATATTGTGTTATCTTAACTGGAATATCAAAGGCATCTTCTCTTTCACTCATTGCAAATAGCTTGCAGGATATGCTAAATATATTATCATTACCTGCATAGTCAACTCTAAGACCATTTGAATCTGGATCATTATAATCCTCAAGATGAGATAATATTTCAATGTTAGTGTCTGCGCTGATTACTAAATCTTTATACGATGATCTAGCAGTTAAAGTAGAATTGTCAAAGTACTTTAAACTCTCCTTACTTCCATTCCCAGGATTACCAAAGAACCCTAAAAACATATCTCTTTCTATAAAATCGTAAACATCCTTAATCAAAACGCCTAAATTTTTAAATTCAGCAAATGTTAAATAAGCATCATCAATATAAAAATGTGTCTCATTATTTCTTAAATTTCTCAAAAGATTTAAATTACTCTTGTCAAATTGAGGATTTCTTTGTTTAATCATATTATCAATAATGTCAATCAAATTTGAAAAGCCAATTGTTTTTGCATTTGCTTTAGAAGGATTGTTGACAAAATATGTGTTTAAATCATTTATAGATTCAAATGCAATTTGTTTCCTTCCTCTTGTTTCTATTTTTTTATTTAGTACTTTTTGCCAGAATTTTTTTACTTTACTAGGGTTCCAAGATAATACTTTATGATCATTACGATCCAGCATATATTGTTTAAAAATAAGTTCTATTACATTTTGCAATGATGAAACAAATCCTTTTCTAGCAGACAAGTCTGTTATACCATCTAAAATCTCATTATGATTTCTCATCATATCTATCCATGCATAATCAATATGTTCTCTTAGAAATCGTTCCATACTAGATCACCTCTTTTTATAAACATTATAGCAAAAATGAATTATAAAAACGAGGTTATCTAGGAATTAAGTTACCTTCATCATCAAATTCTTTCTCTTTTGTAAATCTTTTGTGTTCTTTATTATGACAATCCTTACATAAAAGTTCTAAGTTCTCTTGGTTAACGCTAACCAATGAATCAATTACATTATCTGGCGTAAGCCTAATTTTATGATGCACTTCTTCACCCACTCGCTTGCATCGTTCACATCTACCGTCTTGTTCTTGATACTTAATTTGTCTTGCGACTTGCCATGCTGCAGATTTATAGAAGTTATGTATGCTCTTAGGTTTCTTCATAAAGACGTTTTAACTGTTCAACTTTATCATTCACATGTTCCCAGCGTACAGGCAAATCAACTCTTCCAAAGTGACCATAGGTTGCTAAGGCTTTGAACTTAACATTTGAAAGGTCTAGTTCTTTCTTCATTGATGCTGGTTTAAAATTAAACACATGTTCAACTAAACTTTGAATTTCATAATCATCAGTAACACCAGTATCAAAAGTATTAATCAAAAGACTTGTTGGTTTTGCAACTCCAATCGCATAGCTCAAGCACACTTCACAGTGTGTGGCCAAACCTGCCCCTACAACGGCTTTTGCTACGAATCTTGAATAGTAAGCCGCACTGCGGTCAACCTTGCTTACGTCCTTGCCTGAGAAGGCTCCACCACCATGTCTAGAGTAACCACCATAAGTGTCAACAATGATCTTTCTACCCGTTAAACCAGAGTCTGCTTTAGGTCCGCCAATGATAAACTCACCCGTTGGATTAATTAAAATTGTCGTACCTTTTATAAGCTCTTCTTGTTCTATAGAACTAAATATGATTGCCTTAATGATATCTTTATAGATTGCTCTTGTAACACCAGGCTTTGTTTGAGCAGAAACAACAATAACAGGAATGTTACATGGTTTGCCATCTTTGTAATCAACACTCACCTGACATTTACCATCAGCACCAAAGATATGACTATATTTTTCTTTTCTAGCTTTATCCATACCTTTTGCAATTCGATGTGCGAGAATAATTGGTAGTGGCATTAACTCAATTGTTTCATTACATGCATAGCCAAACATGATCCCTTGATCACCTGCACCTTGTTCCTTGCTTGATGATTCATTTACACCTTGTGCAATATTTGGTGATTGTCTACTAATTAACTCCATCACAACAAAATCATCATCATAACCGATATCTTTTAGAATAGTTTTTGCTACTGCTTTATAATTGACTAAAGCTGTTGTTGTTACCTCACCAAAGACAAAAACAAAGTTATCTTTAAGGGCTGTTTCAACTGCGACTCTAGCTTCTTTATCTTGTTCGAGTATTGCATCTAAAATACCATCACTGATTTGGTCACAGACCTTATCTGGATGTCCACTAAAGACTGACTCACTTGTAATTCTTTGCATTGATTAATTCCTCCATGGTTTAAGTCGTAAAAAAAGGAGCCTTAAGCTCCCAATTTCTATTTCTTTAAATATGCTGCATACCTGGCATAATAGTATCCTTCGCTTTCAACAAGGATGCCAAAGTCGTGTGTTTCTGATGTTACAAATATACAATGGTAAGTTCCATCAGTATCAGAGTACATGAGCTCTCTATGTACTTTAATGAAATCATAATCATCAAGTGGTCGTTCAATAAATCTTTCAAACTCTGATTCCTCTAAAATCACTTCTTTTTCAATCACAAACTTATCTTGAGGGATTAACTCATCGTTTGTTGGTTTTCTTAAAAAGTTTACTTTCATTGTTTTATCTCCCATGCTGTGTAGACTGAACGGTATGTGCAATTCCAAGTATCGTATATCACACCATCAATACAGGCTGTAATATGTCCAGCCATTTTAAGGATGTATGAGCCTTT